TTTGCCCCATTAACTTCAAAATTGTACCAAATTTCCCCATATAAAAAAATCAAAAAACTTGTACCAAATGTATTGCAATTTTAAAAATAATGTGGTATAATAAATATAGTTAAAGAAGAACAACAATCAATAAGGAGGAAAAAATATGTATAATTTATTTATGGGAAGCAATGAGCTAGTTGTTATTTACAGAAATGGAACTCATCATGTTATAGAGAAAGATGAGGATTACAACGAGGTATTCACAGGTAGTTATGAAAAGTGCTGTGAATATTGTAAAAATAGGAACATCGATTATCTTGAAAGTTTTTATTAATTTTATTACAAATAAGGAGGTTCACACGATGACATTCTGTGAATCTCCTTATAAAGAAGTATATCTTAACAATGTAGTATGGTTACCAGACACAACACGTAGAATAATGATTAACATGGATGAGGTATCAATATTTGAATAAGCTAATAAAGCAGTTATAAAATATGGGAATTTTCCCTTCGAAAATTTTTGCAAATTTTTGGTACAAAATATATTACTTGACAATTTGTACTAAATATGGTACAATTAAAATGAAGGAGGTGAGATAATGGTCAAAGCAAAGAAGCTAATTTTTAATCAGTCTGGGAAGTACTACGGAATAAAGGCATGTATCCCAAACGAATGGGCGTCTTTTTTAAACATCACAAAAGAAGACCCCAGTGTTATCATGGAATTAAGAGATAACACAATAATAATCAGGAAAGGAGACACAGATGGCAAGTCGTAGGAAATCAAAGAAAATATCGTCAACCGTAAAAGAATATCGCAAGCAAAGATCTCGTGTATTAGCAACAGTCAGACGATACGAAAAGCAAGGTCTATACGTAGACTTTGTAGTACCAAATATTCCAAAGCGAATTACTCAAGCATCTGTAAGAAGACTAGCAAAAATAACTCCAAAACAGATACAGCAAAGAACGTTTGAATTAAATGAGTATGGTGAAATAGAGGCGTCTTTTTACCAGTTTAAAAAGAAACAAAGAAATAAGATAAAACGAGGAATACGCGGTGCAATATCAATGCCAGAAGAAGCCGATTTGGCAATATCAAATTTTAGGGCTTATATATCTCAATTTAACGAAGCCGCTGTGGCAATAATAAATGGTTGGTTAAATCGCCTGTTATTAAAATACAGTAAAGAAGAAGTAGGCAGAATGATACAAGATGCAGGAGAAAACGGACAGCTTATAAGTTACAAAGTAGCTTATGATAGAGATAAACTTTTGAATGCTTTATCATCAATGTTAGATTTTATGGATTTAGGAACCTTAGAAAGAGAGAAATTAATAGAATCTTTAGAATATGAGGAGAATTATGAGATATGAATAGGTGAAAAAAATGAGATGCGAGTTAAAAAATTTAATTATTATGCGTGTGATTTTGAGACAACTGTTTTTGATGGTCAAACCTTTACAGAAGTGTGGTCTGCTTGTTACGTTAAATTATATGACGATGCTGAACCTATAATAAGAGGTAGCATAGAGGACTTTTTTATTGATATGTTTAACTTGTCTGGTAACAATATATTATATTTCCACAATTTAAAATTTGATGGATCCTTTATAATTGACTATCTATTAAGAGAGCATTATGTTTTTAACAGGGTACCTGAAAAGGATATGAAAAACAATCAATTTAAAACGTCTATATCAGAAATGGGTCAATGGTATAACATAATTATAAAAAAGAATAACAAGGTAATAGAGATCAGAGACTCATTAAAGTTATTGCCCTTTAGTTTGGACAGAATTGGTAAATCTTTTGGGACTACTCATAAAAAATTGGAAATGGAGTATAAAGGTTACAGGTATAAAAATTGCCCTATAACACCAGAAGAAAAAGAGTACATAAAAAATGATGTTTTAGTTTTAAAAGAAGCCTTAGAAATTATGTTTGATGAGGGGCACAACTCAATAACGATTGGTAGTTGTTGCCTAAAAGAATTTAAGTCATTTTATGATAAAATAGATTATAATAATCTATTTCCAAATCTTTATGAGATTGAAATAGATGAAAAGTACGGACAAGAAAACGCGGGAGAATATATCAGGAAATCTTACAAAGGAGGTTACTGTTATTTAAAGCCTGAGTACGCTAATAAAATAATTAAGGGAGGGTTAACATTAGACGTTAACTCCTTATATCCAAGTATGATGCACTCTATATCTGGTAATTTTTATCCTACTGGAAAACCAAGGTTTACATCTTTATATGAGGAATTTACACAAAATATAGAAACATCATCAAAATTTTTATATTTTGTAAGGTTTGAATGTAGGTTTAGATTGAAAGAAAATTATTTACCAACTGTACAGATCAAAGGCAACATGTTATATAAAGGAAACGAATATCTTACGACATCTGACATTTATTATCATGGACAATATCACAGATATTATCGCGATCTTGAGAATAATGTAAAAGAAGCAAAAGTTATATTAACTATGACTCGCCCAGATTTTGAAACATTTTTTGAACATTACAATGTTTATGATTTTAAGTTTTTAGATTGTTGTTATTTTTGGAAACAGAAGGGCATCTTTGATGAATACATAGATAAGTATCGTGAGATAAAAATGACATCAAAGGGGGCAAAACGGGAGTTAGCAAAACTTTATTTAAACAATTTGTATGGTAAAGAAGCGGCTAGTACAGACAGCAGTTACAAAGTACCATATATAAACCCGGATAGAGATTGTCTTAGTTTTGATCTTGTCGAGGAGAAAGAGAAGACTCCCGGATATATAGCAATAGGTAGTTACATAACATCTTACGCACGTAATTTTACAATAAAGGCCGCTCAGAAAAACTATGAAAATTTTATATACTCAGACACTGACTCAATACACTTAACCAACTGTATTCCAAAATCCGTGAGAATACACAATAAAAATTTTTGTTGCTGGAAAAAGGAGTCTGAATGGGATAAGGGATTATTTGTCAGACAAAAGACATATATTGAGAGAGTGATAAAAGAGGATAAAGCATGTAAACCAAAAATGGAGATAAAATGTGCTGGTATGCCTGAGAGAGCAAAACAAAATTTTTTGGCAGATTATAGGATGGAGGACTTTAAAATAGGGTTAAGAGTAAAAGGAGCACTTAAACCAAAAAGGATAAAAGGAGGAATAATTTTGATTGATAATTTTTATGAAATGAGGAAATAATATTGACGGATTGTGCATAATATGTTACAATAAGGGTGTAACATATTGCGATTAAAATTAAGAAAAAGGAGAACTAAGATGAAAAAAATCACAAGAAGTATTATCACACACTCTGTGTCTTTTGCTGAGGTAAATGGCACAAATCTGGAAGTTTTTGAAACTAGGGAAATGGCTAATAAGCCGGGAGCACGCATGATCCAGCAGTTGTCAAAAGAAAGAAAGAAACAGGTAGTCGTAATTTCGGACGTACCGATTGAACGTAAGTATTCTATGGACGTTGACACTTTTATGAAGTATGCGGAGGTAGAATATAACGAGTTTGACGATGAAGAACTCGAGGGTGAATAAGCCGATTTATATTAAGATGAAAGATTGATGTTTATTTAAGGAGGAATAAAAAATGGGAAATGCAGAATACAGTGCAAAAGTAGTAGAGTCAACAAGAGAATTAACAGGGAAAGAAAGAGTAGCTATAAAAATGTTTACTGACGCACATCAACTCGATGAAGTTACACAGAATTATGAAGATGGTGTTTTAATCAACGTTGACTATGTCGCAAAAGTAGCAGTGCATAATGAAAAAAGCGATAATAAAGACTATAACAAATATATTTATGTAGACAAGGATGGCACAATGTATATATCAGGTTCTGAAACTCTTTACAGAACCTATCAGGAAATCGCGGAAGAAATGGAAGATGAAGATGAAGACTGGGCTATTAAAGTAATCAGGAAAGAATCATCCAACTACAAGGGAAAAGATTTTTTAACTTGTGTAATCGTATAAAATATGCCCCGTAAACGGGGCTATTTTTTAAATGTTTAAAGTTAAACATTTTATAACGGAGGAGTATAGCATGTATTATGATGGTACAAAACTATTATCATTAAAAGACGCTGATGGAAACAAACCGGAAATATACCTGTGCGTCGGAAACAGAACAGCAGGAAAGACCGTATTTTTTAAAAGACTTTGCCTAAATAATTTTATACAAGATAAAGGTAAATTTATACAGCTCTATAGATTTAATTACGAGTTGTCGTCTTGCGCTGATATGTTTTTTAGAGATATAAAGCCATTGTTTTTTAACAATGGGGAACTGATAGCTAGGCCAGTAGCCAAAGGTTTGTTTTATGAGTTGTATTACAACGAGCAAAGTTGTGGTTTTGCAATTGCATTAAGTAACGCTGATGCACTTAAAAAATACTCGTCTTATTTTAATGAGGTTACAAATGTTTTTCTGGACGAGTTTCAATCGGAAACCAATCACTATTGTGCAGATGAGATCAAAAAATTTCAGTCAATCCATGTTACTATAGCAAGAGGTCAGGGAAAACAATATAGATACATACGCACCATATTAGCATCAAATAGTGTGACTATGTTAAACCCATATTACAAGTCAATGGGTATACACAAAATGTTGCGTAGTGACACAAAATTTTTAAGAGGACATGGGTGGGTTATGGAGCAGACCTTTAATGAGACAGCCAGTAAATCTTTATCTAACTCAGGTTTTGCAAAAGCTTTTGATGATGGCTATTCTGACTACGCCGCTCAAAATGTATATCTTAATGACAACGATAGTTTTATAGAGCACATCAAAGGTAAATGCAGATATATAGCAACAATAAAACATGGCTCAAAATATTATGCAATCAGGGAGTTTTTTGAGGATGGAATTGTATATGTAAACGATAGCCCTGATATGACATACCCAGTAAAATTAACATTTAAAGCAGATGACCATGAGCAGAATGCACTAATGGTTAGCAAGTCAACTTTTGTTATGCAGTACCTCAAAAAAGTTTTTGAACATGGTCAACTACGTTTTAATAATTTGGACAGTAAGAATATTATTTTTGATATTTTATCCATATAGGTATCTTTTGATGTAGCTAATATTTAGTGTGACCCGGTAGCACCGTTTAAAACCGGCGGGTCAACTTGTCCGTCTTGCTAACGTGATTTATTAGGCACATCAATTTCAGATACAAACGGGGCGGGTTTATCCCGCTCCTTTTTTGGTACAAAAGTATTAACTTTCATTTTTTACCGTTTTGTGTTATAATGTATATAGAATAAAAAGGAAGGAGGTCACTAAATGTCCCCGGCTGATGTTGCGAATATGATAGGCAATTATGGTTTTCCGATCGTTTGTTGTGGCGCGATGTTTTGGTATATGGTAAAAAAGGACGCACAACATAAAGACGAGGCCGAAAGTATGCGAAAGACAATCGAAAATAACACATTAGTTATCCAGCAGTTAGTAGACAATTTTAAAAAGGAGTGATTTAAGTGGCAATTTTAACGCGATCAGGTATGGAAAAAATTTTACGCCGCATAATGGAAAGCGGTGGAATGACAGAAGACATGGAAAGAGACGTGGAACGGCTGAAAGATGATTTTGACGAAAGAGAAGGAATACTAAAAAGGTACGGAGAAACGTATGACGGAGAAGATCAGGATGAATACGAGTATAGTGGGCGTGATGATGTAAACATTTACACTCCCAGAGAAGAGGAAAAAGATTGGAAGAAAGAATATGACGATTTAAAAGCCAGATATATGGATCGTTTTTTCGGGACTTCTGAAGTAAAAGAAGATTTTAACGATACAATAGAAGAAACAGAAGAAGACGTAAAGCGGGACGGAGAAGTCCAGAGCTTTGACGAATTATTAGAAAGAACGGAGGGTTAATATGCCAACTAAACCGAAAGCAACCAAAAATTTAAACGAATTAAATTCTGCCGACATTTTAAATGTAACCCGTAGTGAGATAGGAGGGACATATGCGGATCAGGTACCAGTGGCGTTAAAAGAGGGAGATACAGTTAACGGAGCTAAAGTTACAAAAGATCAGTCTTTGCAGTCACTTAGAGGTATCGGCGATATTATCATGCAGTATCAGCCGTTACAAAACGCATTTTTAACAAACCTTGTTAATCGCATCGGGAGAGTTATTATAACATCCCGACTTTATGAAAATCCATGGGCGGGGTTTAAGAAAGGGCTTTTAGAATACGGAGAAACTGTCGAAGAAATTTTTGTAGAAATTGCAAGACCCTATCAGTTTAATCCAAAGAAGGCTGAAACTGAGCTATTTAAAAGGAGAATCCCAGACGTTCAGGCGGCTTTTCATTCCATGAATTACCAAAAATTTTACCCCACAACTGTTAGTAATGACCAACTTAGACAGGCGTTTTTGTCATGGCAGGGAATTACCGACCTAATTGGTAGAATTATTGAGCAGTTATACACCGGTGCAAATTATGATGAGTTTTTGGTTATGAAATATCTCATTGCAAGATGTGCGCTGGACGGAAAAATATCAACAACAGTTATCCCAACTGTTACAGCGGATAACGCAAGGTCAGTAACTACTACAATGGTAGCATCTGCCAAAAACTTAAGTTATATGTCTGCTAATTATAACTATGCGGGAGTACGGACTTACACAGACCCAAGATATCTGTACACTATTTTAACAACTGAGCTGTCCTCAATTTTTGATGTCGAGGTTTTGGCATTATCATTTAACATGGACAAAGCGGAGTTGATCGGTCGGCAGATTGGGGTAGATGGATTTGGCACTATTGACGAGGGTAGATTACAGGAGATTTTTGCTGATGATCCAAACACAACTTATACTCCATTTACAGAGGATGAGTTAAACTCACTTAAATCTATCTCAGGATTAATGGTTGACAGTGACTGGTTTATGATCTTTGATAATTACTACAATATGACCGAGGTGTACAATCCCGAGGGATTGTACTGGAATTATTTTTACCACGTCTGGAAAACATTTTCCGTGTCGCCTTTTAGCAACGCGATTTTGTTTACAACTATTGCACCAGAGATTACCAATGTTACAATATCCCCAACTACAGCAACAGTTGCTAAAGGCGGGACAGCACAATTTATTGGCACAGTAGAGGGTAATGGATTAATAAACAAAAAAGGACACTTTAGTATTGGTGGTGCAGTATCCCCGGGAACAAGCATTAGTGATGATGGTCTTTTGATTATTGCGCCAGATGAGACAAAAACATCTTATAATGTTTTATATATAGCTGACGCTGACCAAACTAAAACAGCAACCGCAACAGTAACAATTACAGGTTAGGGGTATAGATATGGCAATCACACCACAATCACGGTTAATATTGATAAACAATACTAGGTTAACTGATTATAAAAATCAGATGGACTTTAAAAATGCGTCAGAGCAATCTTTATACTTTTTGTCCAAAAAATACCGAGAGTATAATGATTTCCAATACCTACGCAGGGATGGTACGATTGCAGTTCCGGAAAATTACGATAATCTTTACGGTTGTGATTACATTATGTTTCAAAACAAAAATTTTGGAACAAAATGGTTTTACGCATTTATACGTAACAAAGAGTACGCAAATGACGATAACACAATAATCACATTTGAGATAGACGTATTCCAAACATGGCAATTTGACATCGAGTATTTAAAGTCATTTATTAGCCGATCTCATCAGCAACAATTTTTGTCAGATGGCACTCCGTGGTTGTCCAATCTTTTCCCGGAGCAAGTGGAATATGGACGTGATTATGTTGTGACTCACACCGAGGTTGTCAGTTGGAATACATATTACGTATTAATGTGCTCAAGTGCTGACCTCACATCAGATTTTGGCGATACTGACAACCCCAACCTAAAATCATCAACTGGCGGCACGTTTGATAAAATGCCCTCAGTATTAGATTATTATGTCATAGATAATTTAAACGATAATCCATCACCAAGGACTGATAGCTTACAAGCAATTTTAGCTGAGCTAAAAGATGTGCCATGGATAACGCAGTGTATCCAATCAATAACGATTGTGCCTGAGGAGGTGGTTGGTAATAACTTTGAGATTGTTAACATGGCATCAGGTAAAAAGATCGGCAGATTGAGAGACGGATATAAAAGCTCAAACTTTATACTAAGTAGTATAGACAATTGGTGGAGTTATTTCCCAAAGTATGACAATTCCAAATTATATAGCTATCCGTACAGCTATATAGAAATGACGGCCTATAATGGCAACCAATTTATTATAAAACCAGAGGCAGTTAATGAGTTGTCAACATTAGAGCTAGGGTTAGTAAATTATGTTGGTGCATCCCCTAGACTTACTTACTATCTTAAGTATTATAATGATTTTGGCGATAATGGTCACGAGTATGACGGACGACCAGAATATGGAGAGTTTTTAGACGCTGGATTATCAATCGCTAATTTCCCACAACTCCCTGTGACGGTGGACAATTATCTGTTATATATGGCTAATAATGCTAATAGTTTTGCTTTATCAAACAGTATAAACAGTTACAACAAAAAAGAGGCTGTAGCTATGGGTGCGATAGAGGGTGGTGCTGGTGCTATTAGCTCTATACTGTCAGGTAATATTGGTGGCACAATTGGGTCAATTTATGGCGGGGCTAAAAGTGCGTATACTGGTGTAAAAAATAGTGAGATAGCTATCAGACAGCAGATGGCAAAAATACAAGATGCTGAGATTGCACCACCGACATTAGCAGGTCAGACTGGTGGCGATGCGTTTAACATCGCTAACGGAATAAACGGCATCACGCTCAAATGGAAAACAATCCGACCAGAGTACGCTGAGAGATTAGAGGAGTATTTTACCAGATACGGATATGTGCAAAATAAAATTGAGACTGTATCACTCACTGGTAATAAAAACTTTAATTATGTGCAGACAACCGGGTGCATCCTAGCAGGTAACATCCCAAAAGACGACATAGAGATTTTAAAAAATATGTTTGATAATGGTACTACTATATGGCACACTGAGATAGGTAAGTATAATGATAATCCATGGATCGGGGGTTGACAAAAAATGGCAAGGAAAAATTATAATAAAGTGTATGGCTATAACAAGGCTCTGGATGGATGGAGTAATATGTGGCAAAACAACGTAACATATTTACATTACTACTATTTTTTAAAAGAGTTAGCTATCAATATGTACAAGTGGGAGGGGTTACCTGACACAATTGATCCAAGATTTTTAGAATTGACTCTTTTTGAAAACGGTTATGGGTTGTATTTTAAGGATGAGATTATAGGCGACTTATTTTTGCAGTGCACAATCGGCGGAGAATTGGATGTGTACCGTATACCAATTAACCGTATGGCATACAGTGTAAACGGTTATCAAAATTATAAAACCAAAAGTGATTCTGTAATAGTTTTTAACAATTTTTTACGCACCACCACTCATATTGATATCGATATGTTTGCGCAAAAATTATATAACATAAGCCGGGCTATCGATGTAAATATAAACGCACAAAAAACACCAATTTTAATTGTGTGCGACGAAAATCAAAAATTATCTATGAAAAACGTTTATATACAATATGATGGTAATCAACCTTTTATATTTGGCAACAAAAATTTGGATCAAGACTCAATAAAAGTGTTAAAAACTGATGCGCCATTTATCGCGGATAAATTGAGCATCGAAAAGAACCGCATCTGGAATGAGGCTATGTTATTTTTAGGTATTAACAATAATAATATGGATAAAAAAGAGCGTCAGATCAGTGATGAGGTAAACAGCAATCTTGAGCAGATATCCATGTCTAGGCAGATTGGTTTAAATTCAAGACGACAGGGAGCGGATGAAATCAACAGAATGTTTGGAACAAATATAACTGTAAATTATAACCCAGAGTTAGAGCAGTTATATAACGTCATGGTTTTTGGACAATCAGAAGAAGGAGAAAATGTTTCACGTGAAACATCTGAAAGTGATGGTGATCTAGATGAGTAAATATACTACAGAGTTACGATATCTTATTCAATCAGGTTTCGATTTGGGGTTGAATGATTATCCTATTTTCAATGAAAATTATCGATCAAAACTAAACGAAAAAATTCTTAATCACTATTACATGCGTGAGATTGGTTTTGAGACGGCTGGTTTGTTTAAAAGATACTTAAATGTCAGAATGAATGAGATCATGCCATATTATAATCAGTTGTATTTATCAGCCCAAATTAAATTCGACCCCTTTGAAACATATTCTACCAGTGAGCAATATGAAAGAGAAACCACAGGAGATAACACTTCTCAAGACGAGGGGGAAAATAAGTCACTGCAAAATGATACGCCTATGGGGTCGCTACAAGACCCGTTTTCAGAAAACTACGCTACAACTTCGCAAAAGACGAATGCAATTAATACTACAAAATTGAATTCTTCTGAAAACGAAAAATATAGTCGTAAATTGTCTGGAAAAAACGACTCAAAATCTAATAGTCAATTATTAATGGAGTATAGGCAAAGTTTTATGAATATTGACATGATGGTTATTGAGGAGTTAGATGTGTTATTTATGCAACTATGGTAAGGAGGTGACAAAAATGATTGGTAATGTATATCCGTTTTGGCGTTGCTTTAAAGTTCTGCCCCTTGTATATGATGAGTCTTTGTCATATTACGAGGTGCTTTGTAAGCTCACTTACAAGATAAATGAGGTGATTGAGCAATTATCGTCAGATTATTCTGATATTTATGAATATATAGATAAACAGGATAAATTTACATTAAATTCTGCTAATAACTATACAGATTCAAAAGTGTCAGAATTAGAGCTAATTATAAACAATCAATTTAATGTGTTAAGTAATGCCATAAAATCAGCAGATCAAAAAACAAGGTCATGGGTTACTGAGCAGATTACTGACTTAACAATCTGGCTAGAGCAACAGGGTCAATCTATCTATGTTATTAATCCAATTACTGGGTACACTGATACAGTGCAAAATGTACTTAACGATTTTTATAATTATTTTAATTATTATGCGCTAACGTGTATAGAGTATGACGGATTAAATTTAACTGCTGATATGTATGACGCAAAAAATATAACATGTTACCAGTATGATTTTTATGCAAAAAAATATCTGACAGAGGATGATAGATTTTATATGTTTAATCCAGTGACAGGGCAAAGAGTTTTTTACAAAAACGTGATAGACTTTTTAGTGTCCTTGCATAGAGAGGACGCGTTAACTTGTGCTGGATATGACGATAAAAATATCACAACAGATGGTTATGATAACTATGATATTACAACTTATCAATATGACTGGGAGGGCAAGACTGTCCTTGCAGTAGCTTAAGGAGGATTAATATATGTCACATACAAACAAAACACCAAACTACGATTTACCACAATTTATCGGTACTGATAAGGCTAGCTGGTTGGGAGATTTAAACCCAGCATTTTTGGCAATTGATACAGGGATGCAGGCTAACAAGGTTGCCGCACAGGCGGCAGAAGTTTCGGCTGGTGAAGCTAGTGCTCTAGCGCAATCTGCTAACTCTGTTGCTAACTCTGCTAACAGTTCCGCGACAAACGCGTTGTCAGAAATTGACAACTGGATTGAGATGAATATCGATAACCCAGATCCAACTAATTTTATCCAGTACAACTGCATTTTGCAATTTAATCCAGATTTGGGGATAGCTAGTCTATACAATTTAATAGAGTTTAAAGAGGGATTTACACCTGTTCTTGGTTTGTCCGGTACTCCTTTTATTATTTTGCCTAATCAGTATTTTAACAATACTTTCCAATCTACTCTATATTTTAGCGGTAATGTTAGTGTAGCTGACTCACAAGGCAATATTAGTTATACTAATCCACAATACATACTTGGCAACGGTAAAATATATCTAAAAACATTAGGCGGATCAGTACCTAATGGCGGGAGATATAGATTCTCAATTTTATCACGCATGTATTATATCAAAAAATGGTTAAAATAAATGAGTATTTATGACCAAAATTGGAAAAGCTATGCAATGTACGTAACAAGCACAGTAGAGACTAACTGCAATTATGGTAGTGTTGAGTCGTGGGCTATGGCTGGTATTGGTATTATGCAATGGACATATGGCAGGAGTTGGGATTTATTAAATCTGCTAATAACTGATTATCCTGATACTGCTAACCAACTACCAATTTTGTTACCTCAAATCCAGGCAGGTAGAGACGCCTGGGGCAACAAAATTTTTACGCAAAATGAAGCTAATGAGGTTAGTGCTGTGCTTGTTACTGATGAGGGTGTTAACACACAAAATAAGTTGTGGGAGTCAGATTGTGATAATTCTTATATTCCCCTTCTGCGTGATGAGTGCGGAATAACTGATCCTAAGACCGCTATTTTTGGGTTAACTAATTATCATCAATCACCCCAGGCGTTTTATCAGATTTTTAACGGATGTGGTAATTGTAACTATGATGTGTGGTATATGACAGTACTCAATAATGGCATAGTTGGTAGTTATTCTAATCGTCAAAATACAGTAAAAGCGCTGTTGGATGAATGGGACGGAGAAAGTGGTAAGGAGGGTTTTGGTAACTATGACCCACAACACAGTATCGGCGGAAATCAAAATCAAAATAGTGGTAACCCAGATAATACCTCAAAACCTTTCGAAACATCAATAAATATTAAGTCATTACAAAAGTTTGGTAAAACATTCTTTTTATATTTGGATAACCAAGGTGTTAATAAAAAGATTGAGTTTTATCAAGCTACCGATAAATTATGGTTACCAATTTATCGCAATGAAAAAATCCAGGGAGAAACTACTACTACCCCTCAGCCGTCTTATCCAAATACAGGTACAGGCACACCAGACCAGCGTCAACAATTAGTTGACAAAATTTTAAGCTATGAAGGTAAACTCGGCTACTCTCAATCTGGTGATCTGCGTATGTGGCCAGACAATGGTTATGCTGATTGCTCTGGGTTAGTATGGCATTGTTACAACAGTGTTGTGGGTGTGGAGATAGGCACGTGGACGGGGACGCAAGTAGAAAACGGCACACTAATCAAAGAGGGTAGTGGGACATTAGACACAAGTGATCTGCTAAATGGAGATTTAGTGTTTTTTAACTGGTGGTATCACAATCCGTATTTTGATCACGTGGAAATGTATATAGGTAACAATCAATTATGTGGGCATGGGGGTGACCCCTATTACGGCCCAACAGTCAAGCCGGATGCAGGAGCATACTCAAGGGATGCTTTTGATTGGCAAGTAAGGAGGTATATATGATTATTGATGTATCAAGATATCAGGGAGTTATAAATTGGGATGCGGTTAATGGGGCTATCGATGGAGCAATAATCCAATGTGGTTATGGAGACGATTTTGTGGTGCAGGATGACCCCTATTTTTTACGCAATGTACAAGAGTGTGACAGGTTGGGTATACCGTATGGTATTTACTTATATAGTTATGCTAACAATAAAGCTCATGCAGATAGTGAGACAAAACATATTTTAAGACTTGCTAAAAAATGTAATTTGGCTTTACCTATTTACATTGATATTGAGGATGCAAGTATAAGAGGTAGTTACAATGCTCAGTATTTTATAGACATGGGTCAGGCAATTGAGGATGCTGGATATTGGTTTGGATATTACTGCAATGAGGACTGGGCTAAAAATGTTATTAAAAATAGCCTTGATAGATTTACCAGTTGGATTGCTAACTATAGTCACAAACCTAGTGTACCTTTTGATATCTGGCAGTATTGCAGTGACGGTAGTGTGCCCGGGATTAATGGAGGAGTTGATTGTAATGAGATGGTAAGAGATTTGTTAAAAGAGATCAAAGGTAATTCTGTAACAAACAAGCCCGCAGAAAAACCAAAACCTAGCGCGGTTGATTATGTTGTAAAAAGTGGAGATACATTATCTGGTATTGCTAGCTTATATGGCACAACTTACCAAAAGATTGCTAGTGATAATGGTATAAGTAATCCTAATCTTATTTACCCAGGGCAGGTTTTAAAAATTAATGGTGGGAGTGCACCAGCACCAAAAACTTATGTTGTAAAACAGGGT